TACAAAGTTGAAGTCGGTAAGCTTCATATTGTAGGCCTCCTTTAGAGTCAGCCCACAAAAGACCTCTAGCATCTTAAGATTAAGAAACTCTGGGTCTTCAGCTTCCTTGTTATCCTCAGATAGCTTATAGAACTTTTGATATTCTGAAAGCTTAATTCCTCTTAGCGACTTGGGGATGTCTATCTTTAACTGCTTCATACTAATATAACCAATATTTGGTGTCGGTGTACCATAAGCAGACCAAAACAAAAGATGGAAAAATTAGTTATATTAATATAGAATTGGAATTTTGGGAGTCACAAACGAACAAAAATGAAAATTCAATATCCTTGCTGGGTATTAATAAAGAGGCTTAGGGTAACTATACTTTTATCTGAAAGTCTATTCCTCTTTTCTGAATCGGTTGATTTTATTAAACCTGATATATACACACCGTCCGATCTCGTTTTACGTTGATTTTACTAAACTGAATATATACACCCCACCAAAGCCCGTTTTACGTTCTTTTCCTTAGAGGCTCTCAAATCTCTGGCTAGGGGTAGGGTCCCGCTCCTATGTTTAAGGCCCTTAGAAGCGCTGTGAGCGCCTCCTGGGCCTATGTTTTCGTTTGGTTGATTAGTTTTAAGGGCTGAGTATACCCAAAAAAAAAGCCCGGTTAAAAACCAGGCTATTATAAATTTATTGATATTTTATTTTTGTTCGATATCCGGCAGGCCAAACTCATTTAAAGCAATTGCCATATCTAAATAAAACCCGCATTCACTGCACAAAAAATTGTCGGGTTCGTTGACGTGTCCGCAACAGCTACATTCTCTATTTATATTCATTTTGTAAGTATTATAAACTCTTCAATCTTAATTTGTCGATTGAAATTAGTTTCATTAGTTAAATAATATTTATGATCTGTTTCGAGTATTTTTAAAGCTGTGTTAATTGGGTACAGCCTTTTAATGTCTCGCGCATATTGGCGCGCGTGTTCAAACTGTTGTTTTGATTTGCTCATTTTGTTTCGTGTTTAGTTTATTGCTATTAATTACAAACCCGGACGCATCAAGTCGGGCGGCTTTTCCTTTTGCTTTAAGGCCCAATATAACGCCCGAGTGATTGAGCATTACTAAATCTGAGCTATCCCCGTCTACCACTTTAAAACCTTTGTAGTGGGTTGGCAATTGATCCGAGAAGACGGCCGAAACATTAGCCCCAAGGCTTAAGGCCTCGAGGGCCTCAGCTTCGTTATCTTCAGCCCTGGAAAAAGTTAATACATAATTAGGCGCATTAATATACTTTTTTACTTTGCCTAATATTTTTGTATAATCATAGAAGACCGCGACCGGGGCCAGGTCTTCAATATTTAGGCCCGCGTACTTTTTCAATAGATATATAAAATCCTGGTCGCTGGTCCCGTTTAAACGAAAAGCTATTTGTTCCCCTTTCTTTTTAGCCTTGGCAGTTTCTTTGATTATTTCACCGGCCAGCTTTTTGATAAATAAAGCTTTATTATATATATAAAAGTTTGTTTTATTAATGCGCGCATTTTGTACACTATTAAAAGCCCCCCGGCCGGCCTTAAATAGGCAAGCCAGCGCACAACCTTTAGAGGCTTTAGGGCAAATATTAACCCCGGCCTCATTTTGATTATATGGTGCCAGGTATAAAATAAAGGTTTTAATTTCGTTCTTTGCTGTTTTCGCATTGGTATGGCCCGGGCTTAATAGCCGGGCCGGGATAGTATAATTTTTCATTATTATATATTTAAAAGTTTAGACTCTAAAAAGGACTCGATAAAACCAGGGGGCAAATCAAAACTTTGCCCGTCCTTTGTTATTGTGGCCTCTATTATTTCGGCCTCATTGGCCCCGGGGGTTTCATTATCCCCGGACCAATCGGTCAATAGTAAAGTATATTCTAGCTGGTAGCCGTCCCCTATAAAAGTTTCATATTGTTTGCGCTGTTTCATTTTACTTTGGTTTTTATGTTGGTTAAAAGTTTTAGCGTTATTAAAAGCTTCATTTAGAAGCTCATTAAATTGCTGTTCCTGGTCCTGGTTAAAATTAATCATCTATTAATTGTTTTTGTTAATTGGTTAATATTATTAATGCGCTGGTCTATTTCGCCGCCGTCCGCCCACGGGTCCGGCTTTATCCAAACGTACTTTATTCCGCGGGCCTTTATGCTTATAATGTTTTTTGCCCGGACCAGTTTAAAAAACGTTTCCCCGCGCATATCCGCGGCGGGATCGTATACGGGCAAAAGGCCTTTTTTAATTGGGTTAAAATTTAAACCTTTTCCGGTGACGCCTTTTTTGACGCCCCGGCGAAAAGAGCGGGCGGCAAGCTCGCCGCCGTCTTTCTTCCATACGACGTGAAAGAATTGCCCGCCTTTTGTAATTTTTAACACGTCATCAATTGACGGCTTTTTAGTAGTTTGAAATTTTACAATAGTTTTCATTTGATTAAAATTTAAAGGTTAATAAAGTAATTGATAAAATGCCCGACGATATAACCGCCAAAAGCAAATAAATAAAGGTTAATAAATAGTTTCATTGTGTAAATGTTTATGTTAATTAAATGTTGATAAGACAAATGTAATAAAAAAAAGCTTACATACAACAAAAAAAAATAAAAATCAAGGTCGAGACGAAAAAAAAGTTTTTTTATCCTGGTAAACTTTGCAAAGTAGATCCGGACCAGGTTAAACCCTGGCCCGTGTGCTATTAATTAAGGTACGAGCGCACGCGTACAAAAATATATTGACTTATGCAAATCAATACCTTATCAATAATGAATCTAAATAAGGCCCAAGCGGCCCGCGCGGGGGGCACTGCGTTTAAGGGGGTACTGCGTTTAAGAGCCTGGATCCTGGCTCCTGGGCCTACTGCGTTTAAGAATTTCGGGGCCACTGCGTTTAAGAATCTACCCCTACTGCGTTTAAGAATTTATCGAATCACATAAGTGCCACGCTTGGCATTGATCTCTGCAAACTGAAGAGCATATCTCATTGCATCGATACAGTGATTCCACTTGTCTATTGGCCGCTCATTGCGAGCGTGCCATACATAATTATTCAGCTCCTTGATTATATTCTCTGACTTAGCATCTACTATAATCTCATAGTCTTGCATCAGGGCTATCCCTGAAAGGATAGACCCTTTGCCTTTCTTGGCTCCTTTTACATTACAGCCATAAACCTCCCTGAGCTCCTGGATCATCCTAGGCTCATTGTTGTCTGTTATGATTATAGAGTCTAAGGCGTGTCTTATGTTCCTTTCCCCTATTTCCTTTGTAGATAGCCCAGGCTTAACGAAACACTCCTGGACCCACATAATCCTATGTTCAGTGTCTACAGAGCATCTGACGAGCGTTGTGGGGTCTGTAGAGAATCCGTAATCTTGTCCGTATACAATCTGATGGTAATCTTTGAATTGGCCAGTTCTCCAGTTGGTGATCACTACACCTTCAGCCTTGTCAATCCACCCACCCATTATTTGGTGCAGATACTTCCTTGGGTTCTTCTTACGCATCATCTCTACCTGCTCAACAAAAGAATTAGATAGATTATCTTTGTTGTCAATATAACTAGTGTGAATGTATGTTACGTTATCCTTCCATACATTCGACCCAGCTTCTACTCTTTTGGCTGCAAAGAACCTCTGGTATATCCAATGCTCCTTTGTGGTTGGGTTGAGTATTAGTATACATCTATTCTGTTTGTTCTTCTCCCTGACTGATTGGTCTATCTTATCAAAGCTGTCTTCGTCTATAAGCTCTTCTGCTTCATCCAACACAAAGGTTGTAATACCTTGTAAGGACTTAAGCGCAGCGGTTTGATTACCGCTGCTGGTCTTGATACCTTTAAATATTATTGAGCTTCCGGTGGCTGTGTTTAAGATCTCATCCTTAGTTATCCTAAAGTGTTTAGCGATACCGAACAGCTCAAGCTTCTCCAGGAACTCTGGTATAATAGAAGTAGCAGCAGAGACCATAGTATACCTAGCGAACAGAATCTTATGACCCTTCTCCATAGTAAGGAAAGCTAGGAAGGTATTTACTGCAAAGGACTTACCAGATCCCCTACCACCCGTCACTACAAAGTAACGGGTGTCATTTCCTAAAGCCTGGTATTTATCGTGAAGTTGAGGTGCTGCCACTAGATTCTCTTGGATTAAGAACCCCTCTTGGGGATAATTTAGCTGGCTTTACATAATAGCCTAGTATTGGATTCACAAGGTAATTCCAAAAGTCCTTTGGAAAGTCCTTTGGATCATTGATCTGTCTCTTCTTGTTCATCTTGTTCTGGTGTTATATCTATTGTGTTATCTATCTCAGGGGCCTGCTGAGTTCCAGCAAATATGTTTGTGATGGGTATGTCTAGCTTTTGACCTCCGCTAGTATAGTCTACACTTTCTGTAGGCTTACCATACTTATATTCAAAGAGTAATTTCATATGGGCGAAAGAGGACTTGGCTTGCTTCGCTAACTCGGCCCAGGCCTCTTCTTCAGAGCCAAAGACCTCCTTCATCGCGTTCAGAGCATAAATACCTATCCTGTCTTTCTTGGCCTCATTTATTGCAGCAGGAGTAGCGTTAACCTTATTGGCTAAGAAATGCTTATCTCCCTTCTTCCTACCATTGTTCCTACGACCATCATTCTTCTTAATGTACTTAAACTCTTTCGGCTTTCTACCCATACTAATATAACTGATTATCTATCAGCGTGTTTATCATAAAAGAAATTATACAGCTCCCAAGTCTTATTGGCCACACCTATATCAGTGTATACCTTCTTAGACTTTTCCTTTTGAACTCCCCTCTGGACAATAACATAAAATTCAGTGCAACGACCAAAGCATTTCCCAGCAGGGACAGGATATATTTTATATCCGTTGTCTATACACCAGGCAGCCTTCTTCTGGCTGACTAGCGAGTAGTCGATTTTCTCCTTTTGTGTTCTTCTATTCTTTCTGCCCATAGCTTTGGATTCTCTTCTTTTAACCAAGTTGAATCCCAAAGATTATTATCTGTTAGGTTTTTTGGTTGTATAGGTTTGTCTTTATTAATGCCAGCGTCACTCCTTTTAAACCAGAGATCTACGATATCTTTTTGATGACTATCGGTTTTGGTTGTCCTGTGTTGATTGTCTGGAAGGTGTTTGTTTAATCTTTTGTTTTTCGGATTCATCAGTCTATAAATAACATTACTAATAAAACTATCACTCCAAGCAAGAACACTAATGCAATTATATCAAACATCATACTTTCTATAATATACTGTTAGTTCTTCTCCCTTCTTTATTGGTTTAATTGTATGCAGAGTACTTTCTATAAAATCAGTCTTTAATCCAGTATCACGATCTACAGCAGTAGCTTTCCAATCGTGTATAAAGCAGTTAGGTGTTGAGCTATGGTTTAAAAAGCCACCCAAAGGTGTCCTAAATAATTCTTCATAGTAAGGCGTATTAGGAAGTTCAATGTGTGTATCTCCTAATTCATACCCTGCTTCTATATTTTGTGTCGCAAACACTCCAAGACCTTCTATCTTACTTTTCTTTATGGTAACTTCTTCTGGTAATGGCTTATACATATTCTTTAGTTATAAGGTTTCTATATTGATTCAGTAGAGTTCTATGCTCGACCAGCAGGTCGGCATACTTATTCCGATAATACTTCTCCGGGTTAATGTCCCGCTCTCTGGTCTTAGTGCATTTAGCTATAAGCTTATTGAGTTTGTCATATACCTCATATAGATTTATCTCGTACTCGACAATCACGTCATCAAATATTTTGATTCCGTGAAGTACCGTGGCGTGATCTCTGCCTACAGACATACCTATCTCACTAAGCGAGCAGAACGTATGCTGTCTGCATAGTTTAAAGTATACAGCTCTAGCATATACTCTAGCTCTTAATCTACTAGGATGGCTTAAGTCTAAATCAAGTTCCCTTTCGACAAGCTCTTTTATTTCTCTAATTTTCATATATATCTTTTTGCTTTTCTAGTTCTAATTCTACTCTATTAACTTCCAATTGTATTTCTTTTATAGTACACTTGTCTGCCTGCTCCAATGCTTTCTTTACACCAGCACAAGCTTCATATAACTCTAAAGATTCAAAGTCCTTCATTTGGACTGCTATCTCTTGATAGGTGACACCCATCAGTAAATCAACCAAAGCAAGATAGTAATAGTTCAAAACCTCAAAGTCGTACTCTTCTTTAGTCATTATACGCTTCCTTGTATATAACGATTAAATACCACAGCCTCAATCTCATCATCAGACTTCCCCAAGAAGTCTTCCTTATATCTGTCTGTACAGATGCGGACCTTATCCTCTCCAGACTCGAAGCACTCTTCAGAGGCTTCGTATATGCCTATCTCCCCAGTTATCTTTTCTATAACCAAGAAAGTGAATCGCTCTACATTGAATAGCTGTCTATATATAAAAGCTTGCATATCATAATGCCATTTCTTCTTTGAGGTGTATTCCCACCCGTCTAAAGACGAGGTGGTCTTAAGGTCTACTATATGATTGTTTCTTAAATAATCAGCCTTACCTCTAAAGGGGATGCCGTTTATAAAATCAAGAGCAGGCACTTCTCCAAGACCATCCTGGAGTAAACTATTCGCATACTCACATTTGTCTATGTTCTTCTTCAGGGCCCTCATAAAGTAAAACTCTTTCTGTAGAAAGACTTCTTTATCAGTAGCTAAGTCGGCATCCTTAAATGCTTTTAAGGTCCTCTTGTCCGCCTCCACAAACTCATACTTCTTTTGCATCTTCTCTGGCTCTAAAACTAAAGTATGAAACAATCTCCCGTCTCTAAGGGCTTGAGTGTCTTTCTGTTCTCTTTGAAGTGACTTATAGTAAGCTTTAGAAGACCTTAGTAGGTCTTTGCAGGCGGATGAAGATAAAGCCGCTCTGCTTAAGTGGCCATAGTAAAATAGGTCCGAATCCATATTGGATATAAGTTCGTCCTTATTCCAGCTTATTCCGTCTAGCAATGTTATTGTATCGTTGCTCATATAGTTTTATTTTCAAGCAAGATAATAAACATTTTGTTAACTACGAAATAGATTTAGGTTTTTCTTCGTAATAAGCCTTTAGTAGATATCCGTCTATTGGACTGATGTTGGATATAGATTTGTAGATTAACTTGCTAATAGACTTAACATCCTTTCGCTCCGTAGCAGTAGAGTCTGTCCCTAGGTTTGTGTAGAGATTGCAATCAATCTCCAACAAAGCATCTACTTTCTTCTGAACAGACCAGGTTCTATAACCTACTATTTTTTGTATTCTGTCTCTAGTATTCATCTCTGTTTCCTTAACTTCTGTATGTATAGAGCTGCATCGAGCAGCTCCTCTTGGAGTTCCCTTAACCATACATAGAATCCATCCGGGTTATCTTGTAAGGTCATCCCATACTCCTTTATCCCACGCTGACTGCGTTTGTCCATAATCTCCTTCACCTCCTCCACAATAGGATCCGTTTTAATCGGATCCCTTCTGGCGGTTGTGTTAGTGTTATACTGTTCTCTGTCTAAAAAATACTTGCTTACTGAATCTCCCATAACTTATAAATATGAATAGCAATGCTTATCGTGAATAGATATATTAGCTACCAGCTTGTCTACCTTTGCTGTGTTCTTAAATTGTGTTGTCTTGTTGTGTTTCTGCACAAACCACTCAGGCTTAATCCTGAGCAGGTTGAAGCAGTAAATCCCTTTTGGGGTTGAGCATATGTACATAGGAACCTCTAGGTTCTCGTGGGCCTTATCTACCATATAGTCGTACTTAGATTTCTCTATAAGCAAAGTGTCATAGTGTGCGCCCCTGCACTTAAGTTCAATCCTGTGATTTAAGTGAGCTGAATAACAATCCCATCTGCTCATCTTATCTTCTGATTTAACTAAATCAATATAATTGGAGAGTTTAATTTGGCTGAATAGATCAGCCTCATTATACTCACCAATAGGTTTATCGACTATGTTATCCCAGATATTCATTATACACTGCCTCTAACTTATTATAGACCCCGTTGATAAAGCAACTACTACAACCAGACATTTCTCTTTTTTCATTGAAAACCCTATTGTAAATATCTAGAAGCTCCTTTTGTGTTGTCGGGCTTATACTAGAATTAGACTTTGCAAAGAATGCTTTAAGATAATCAAACTCAGGCTCTGTCAAACAGTTGGGCTTCTGATAAGAAAACATCTTGTTCAGCTTTTCCTTACGCTCATCACATCCACAGTCCTTACCATCTGCAAATATCTCTACCACCTTCTTTATTCCGGTAGCCTTAGTAATCTTCTCTACTGTATCACCAAGGCCTTCTGAGGCCTTTTGGTGATTCTTAACCCATTCTTTATAGGCTTTGGTCCTTTTGTCTTTAGGTGCTTCCATAATTATATTTTATCAAAATCTCCGTTTTTAAAATCCTCCCAGTCCTCCAGGAGCTCGTTATTAATCTTTACCTTATAGTTCTTACAACTATTAAATATTGAGGTTAAGGATATGTTTGTTTTGCTAGCGATATCCCTCATAGACATATCACTTCTGTAATATAAAGCAAACAGCTTCTGGTCATACCAATAGTCCCAATCCTCAACTACCTTCATCACTTTGTCAAACAGTCTGTCGTGAGCCTCTATAGCCTCCATCTCTTTCACATCGTATGTT